AACCACCTGTAATTGTACTTGTGCCAACAATGAGGTTTGCAGTGCTTCCACCACCAGTAGCGGTAATAACATTTCCCGAACATGTAATAATTCCTGAACATGTCCAAGCCCCTGATGCCCAATTGATTGATGTGACAACATTTGATGTTGAAAGTTATGCATCTGGTAAAACCTTGATAATATAATTCATTGTTATCGTAGGTTGAATGGTCGCAAAAGATTGCGGACCATAAACAATGTTTGCACTCGCACCACTACCCACAACTGTATATGCAACATTAAGTGTTGCACCAACTCCACCGCCACCATTTGTTGCTGCTGGGTTTGTCGGATTAATTGTACAAGCTCCTGCATTAGCAAGAGACGTTACCGAAGCAATCACATTGCTGATAACATTAACATTGAACTGCGGTTGTGTTGTGCAAGTACCGCCGAGTACAGTTAAAACCTGTGCTCCATTCGTATAAGATGAACCACCATTAATTAATGTTGCTGATGCAGCTACACCACCAGCATCAACCAATGCAGCAGGATCAGATGGTGCAATGCTACAATTACTTGCTGTAACTTGTGCTCCAATTGCAGTTATCTGATTATTAACGACTGTTGCATTAAATTGTGGCTGAGTTGTACAAGTTCCACCTTGCGCTGTAATTACTCGAGCTCCATTCGTATAAGCTGATCCACCAGAATTAAATGGAACGTCAAGAAGTGCTCCGGTTCCTCCACCGCCAGAAATTGAAGCATTTACAGATGGGAAAGTTGTACAATTTCCTGCTGTTGTAAGAGAACTAACTGCTGCAACAGCGTTACTTGCAACAAGCACTGTTGCAATCGGTTGTGTTGTACAAACACCACCAAGAATAGTTACACTTTGCGATCCATTTGTATATCCCGATCCTGCTGTATTTACCGTTGCGACAACCGCGCCTGTATTAACAAAGGCAACATTTAAAGTTGCACCTGTTCCACCACCACTATTAACCGTGGTCGCAGCAGGATTTGTTGGATAAACAGTACAAGAACCTGCAACAGCAACCGAATTGATTTGTGTAACAACATTACCTGCAACAGTCACATTAAATTGAGGTTGTGTTGAGCAAGTACCACCTGTAACAGTCAATATTCGAGAACCATTAGTATAACCACTACCAGCAGCCGCAATAGCAGTGCTTTCGCCAATGCCCCCTAATGTATTCAAGCTTGCAGATTGAGAAATTCCACCGCCACTATAATCATTACTAACTGTAATTCCCGTTGTGGATGTAGCTGTAGCTGTAGTATTAGCAGTACCACCCAATGTTGGTGTAACCGCATTGCTTGCACCAGTTGTAGCAAAATTTGTAGCATAATTAAGAGTATGATTATGACCAGGATCATTGTAAATAACATTGTGGGTATGCCCCACCATTTCAGCTAATGTAAGTGTTACATTCTGAGAACCACCGTTTGCTCCTAATGCATCGGCCGATTTACCAAAATAAGTAGAAGTTAAACGATTTGCTGCCGTTCCTCCCATATTGTCACGACCAGCCACCACATAGCCGCGAAGATCAGGTAATGTAAAAGTGGTTGCGCCGTTACCATTACCAAAAGGAAAGAAAACAGCATTGACAGTAGTAGAAATATTTGCTGTGCTCGATAAAGTAACAGTTGAAGGTGTTACAGCAATAACCGTTCCGGTTCCAGGTACACAGCTTACTTCTACATTAGAACCAACTGCAATTTGAGTTGTATCAACAATACCACTTAAAACTGCGCTTCCCGAAGTACAAATAACGCTGCTGGTTAATGTAATAGCATTTAATAGATCAGGAAAAGAAGCACGTAAAACTTGCTGTCCGTAAGCAAATTGATATTGAGCCGGGGCAACCAAACCTGCCCACATTTTGACGCTGCCGACTGCATTACCATCGCCAACATTGCTGGCACCGCCACCGGACGTTCCAGGGGCCGCTGTCAATTGGTCCCAAATCAAATTTCCGAGACTATCTTTAACGACTTGACGATAGGTGCCTTGACCGTAAATAATAGCTCGCCCAGCAGCATCGAGCACAACGGGATTGGTATTAACAATTGTCTCGCCTGAATTTTTCCACGTTGTCATGCGATTCGTGGTATTCGGCGCATAAAAATCAACTGTACCGGAAGTGAGAGGATTCCCATTGTTATCGAAAAACTGTTGCTCTCCCATAGGAAGCAATGCAGCCGTCTGAGCGAATGCAAAATTAACCTGCAAGAAAACGGCTAAAGCAGGAAGGAATGAACGAATGATCTTTTTAGCAAAATTCATCTTGTATGCTTTCATAATCACTTTGCTATCAAATTATTTAGGTATAGCATTTTTAGTTTTAATTGCAATTACTTGGATTTATAGACGATGGTTGTGGATACCTATACCAGTTATAATAGCTGCTTATATTTGGTATCATATAGAACCTTTATACTGGTATTTAAGGTGCAATTACCTTCTGAAGCGAATTAAGAGCATTGATTCGTCTGACAATGTTAGAACCTGATTGACTTTGATTTTCCGTAATCTTGCGCTTAAAATGCTCTAACATTGCTTGACGTTCTTCACCTGTAGCTGTCATTAAATTGGTTAATTCAACATTTTTCTTTTCGTCTAAAGCTTTGCGTAACTTATTAACACCATACATTAATCCCTTGTTAGCACCGTAAACTGCTAATCCCAATCCTGGTACATAAGTTCCAAATTGACTACCGGCAACAGCACTTCCTCCTTCTACAATCGCAGCAGGAAGCATTCCTAATGGATTTGTATGAGGTTGACGAACATTAATATCTTCGTCCGCTTTAAGACGCATTGCCGTCTGAGAATTTTCATATAATTTTTGATTACGAATAGCAATATCGCGTTCATCACGCAATTCTCGTGACATCTTCTCGGCTTGTTCTTTACCAAATAATAATCCTAATTTCTCTTTATTAAACTCAATTTCAGGAACAGTTTCACCTTTCAATGCAGCATTCTTGACTGTCGCACGTTGCCGTCGCAACTCTGTTAGAGCACCTTCTTTAGCAGCTTCAATTTCTCCCGATTTCGCATTATTTATCCATTCATCCCAAAATTCTGGTAAATCCTCAAATTTACCTTTACGATTAGAAGTAATATCCATTCCTTTATGAAAGGCATCTGTAATTTGCTTTTCATCACGAAAATTACTTAATGCTGGTTTGTATTTACCACCAGATGCTTCATCAATTGCATCAACAATTTTGCTGCGTACTCCCATAATTTCACGACCTAAAGTACGCTCACTACCCACACTACTACTTAACAATCCTTCTGCTTCAATTCGTAATGCCGATTGAATTTGATGCAAACGTTGGGGATCAGTCATTACCGACTTATCATTTGATATATAATTTTTGATTTCTGCCAATCGATTTTGAACAGCAGTTGAAGGTAAAGTTTCCCCCGCACTAATTATTGAATTGATCCCAGGTTTTACTTTATTTTGAATATGTGAAAGTACATCTGTTAGGTCAACAGGTTTTGCTTCTGCAATAGCTGGATTGATTTGTTCAGAGCCAACCTTGCGAGCATTGGCCTTTAATTCATCAAGTTTTTCTTTAACATTAACAGGTTGTCCAAGTTCGGAATAAATATTTTCTACAGTCGATTTGGCTGTATTGCGTTGTCCTGTTGTAAATTTTTCTAAGATGCTTTGCTGCGGTCCTGGTTCCACAACAAGCTTTTGAGCACGTTGCAAAGTCGGATTAGAAACATCCATGACAGTTAATCTAGGATTGCTTTCCAATCTCTTAACGGCTTCAGGTAAGTTTTCTTCACCAATGGATTCAGTCAAAATCCGCATAGCTTTGTTTGTGGGCATAGCTGCTTTGACTGACTGTGTTCCCTTGGCAATGGGAAGTCCGCCAAAAGGTAATATTGTCGCACGTTCACCAGGACTAGCACCTTGTGCAGATTTGCTAATAACATTACCACTTAAATCAGTCATTTCACCGAATTTATTACTTGGTAATAATTTATTTATTATTTCTCCTGCGGTATCGTATGCACCTGTAAGAGGCGATGCGATCATTCCCGCATTACCCATTACACTTTTACCAATACCGCTTGCAGGAAGATTAGAACCGATATCACTTAAAGCGGTTGACGCAGCTTCTCTACCAGCTTTAAAGTTTTCAATAACTTTTCGTTTATATGTTTCAGCTATATCAGAACCAAATAGTTTTGCTTTACCAAGTAAAGATTGTTCTTTTTCAAATTGTTTGGTACGCTCATAATCGGTTGCTGTATCAGCACCAGGAATTGGGGTAGTTGATTTGCGAGCACTTATAGGTGTCTCAGATGATGCATCGAATTGATCAAATGCATTATCAATATCTGAATGTGATTTATTATCACTTTCAAAATCTTTAAATGCTTTGTCAATTGCGTCGGTCATTATTCATACATCTTTAATCGTTTAGCTAATTCAACAGAAGCCAAAAATTTATCTTGCTTCATTTTACTTTCTTTTTTAACTTGCTGTCTCAACTTTTCTCTTTCGTCTGCTGGCATAATATCAAGCTTAAATGCTCTTTCATCAATACTATTTGCAAAACTACCTTTATGCGACAAATACTGAGAAAAATCCTTATTATTAAATGCAAGTGCTTTTGCAGCATTGACACGATCTAATGCGATCGCATCACGAGTTAAATTAATTAATGCAGGTAATACTTGAACATTAGCACTTGGTGATCCTTCTTCCCTTAACATTTGTTGAGCATCAGAACGCTGACCCAAAGGACTACTGCCAATGTATTGCTTTAATTTTTTAACTAATTCTTGTCTAGCTGCAACAGGCTCACTTGTATTAAGAATACCAACACCTTGCAATGCGCTAAGTATCTTAGTCGCCTTTTCAGCAATTGGCCCCGTGCCAGTCAATCCCTTGATGACTTCAGGGTCCATCAACTTTAATGCTTGTTGTGCAGGTTTAAGAGCCTGCAATGTCTGACTTGCTTGATTAATATCCTCGCTATATTGTTTCTTACCTTCCTCGAATGAAGGCGGTTGCGATAACATAGGACCGCGCGGTGTTATACTATTAAAACCTTGTGCAACACGTTCAGTAGCAGTTGCAGGCTCTCCTACAGGTGGTTCACCGGGACGTATCGGTAATGGTAATGCTGGTACAGTCCGAACACGATTAGGTATAATAGGAGAACCACCTTGCGGCGGTACTTGCGGCTGTGCTCCAAGAGCTTGCGTGCCTTGTGGCGTAGCAACGGGAGTACCAACAGGTAATTGCTGTTGAATAGCGGGACTACGCTGCCTAAATCCAAATATCGGACTTTGCGATCCAGGTAGGATTGTTTGACCTGTATCTATGTTTTGATTTGTACCATATATGCTATTAAGCATATTATGATTTTCTTCAGCTTGTAATCCTTTCTGAATTAACCATTGTCTTTTGGCTTCAGTTCCCATTGCATTGCGCTGTTCAGGTGATAAACCTGGATTTTCTCTATCAATTTTTGCTTGTGTGGGTATCGAGCTAACATGCTGCGCAAATGCTTCGGGAGGCATAATCCCCATTTTAACTAATTCTTGTGCTCTATCTACAATATCTTTATCTGTCAAATCTGGTTTAGCAGCAAGACTAGCAAAATAATGATTAACGTGTTGATATCGATCATTCATTAATTTTAATTTAGATTGATCAATGCCGATACGCTGTTGCTCAATACTTTGCAGCTTGCCGATGGTATCCAATGGGTTTTGCTGCGCAATTGGTGCAGCACGAGGATATGAACTGGTATCAATATCAACCATGATTATTAAGTTCCAAAAGTCGGATTACTACCAGTAGGCATACCGGGATAAGGATTGGAATATTGTAATGCTGCTGATTGTGTTGGACCATATCTATTATATAATCCATACGTCATCGCAGCATTACCTATGCCCGATCCTGCCGCCCCATAAGCATTATAGCCTGCCGCTGCCGCATTACCAGCAGCCATTTGCGAGCCTGCTATACCTTGCCCTGTTGCTACCCCGGCCGATCCTGTGCCTGCTGCTGCGCCTTCTCCGAGGTCGATAAGTCCTTTTAAACGATTGTAGGCATTCGAACGATTGATATTTTCAAGATTAAATTGATCTTTATATGTTTGATCAGCCAATCCAGTTGCAAATGTAGCAGCCCCTTTGAGAGCCGCTCCACTCGCGCCTAATCCTCTTGCCGCAGCCGAGTTTTGAACAGCTTTCAATCCTTGACTTCTAGTAAATTGATATCCAGGTGTTTGTTCTAGCGTCGCTTCATCCATTTTAATAGGAGAAGTTAAGAAAGGTAATTGTCCTTGTAAGGTTGTAAGATCGGCTGCACCAGCTTCACGATAAGGTGCGAGATCACGACGAGTACGATTGTACATCGCCATTTGTGTTGCAGCAGCTTGATTCGCAGCATTTGTTTGTGCATTAGCAGCTTGATTCGCACCATAAATGCTCGCAGCACCGCTAACCGCAGCACCACCTAAAACAGCCGTACCTACCCAAGACATGATTTTTAATCCAAAAGTTTCATCTGCCCACAAAATTCAAGATATTCTTTTTCATTTTGAGCAATGAAGTATTCTTCAATTCTATCAAGATTTTTTTCATGCGTGCCATGAATAGTAATCCAAATACAGTCGGTATGAGCTATTGCAATGCGTTTGGTTCCAGCCTTGGAAACAATTGTATAAGGTGCTTTGATACGAACAATTTTATCATCAACAAGAACTGAGATATCACCCTTAGTCAATATATTAAGTTGCTCATATTTATGAATTTTTCCAGTCAACATTACGCCTTTAGGAATAAATAATTCACGAGCATAAATACCATAGGAGAAATGATGTTTAACGTCTAAATCAATTTGCGGCTGCTTTCGCATTTCATTTTCAAGAATGTTCACTTTCTCGCGTACAGTAAGCAGCGAAGCAGCCGGACCATTATAATCGTATGCTTCCATTCCGTTCATAATGGTTTTTCTTCTGACCAATGTATTGAGCAACTTATAGCTATTTCATGTTCATCATCAAGTTTAGCATGATCTGTTAAAGAATATTTTTCAGATTTTTCCATTCTATCTGTTAAGGCGGTTATACAATCTTGTCTACTTGTCATTTTTGTATCTTCTAATTTAACCCAATCACCGCCAGCAATACTAATCATTACAACTAACCAATATGTAATCATTTTTTATATTCCTAAAAATTTGGAAAGAATTGTATAGTTGGTAATACAGAATAAGTAACACTAACCATATCTCTGATTGCTACAGGTATGAGCGAACCTGTAACCGTTACTGTCGTGCTACCTCTTGTTAAAGTAATACTAGAGATAGTTCCCCCAGCGATAGCCAAAAATCCAGGCTCAACGGCAGTATAAGAAAAAGGACTAGAAGTAACATTTAAATCTATTACCTGTGATGGTGCTTGTGTGAACTGTTGAAAAAAAGTAATCCAAGGCTGTAAAACAAATCCTTTAGCGTTAACTAGGGCAGATTTAAGATTTGGTAGAATCAAGGTCATTTATGAAAGCATTCTTTTTTCGAAATAATTTTGCAGCGTTAGCATTGTAGTCTGCAAATAAAGCCTTTAGTGATTTTTCTCTAGTCCAACTAATTCCACCAAACGAATCAATTTTAGTAATTACAGGATCGCATTCTTCACATAAACAATTTTTCTTGTGTTTCATTAATGTCACCATGCCACCTTACAGAACAACCATCTTTATCTATTTGCCATTCTGAAGTTTTATTGAAAAATTGATTAACATGCACATGATCAGAATTGCTATACTTAGCAACACAATTAATGCACCACAAAGTAGACTGATCATAACGAATACCATTACAATGAGCGCATCTATTACCTTTAAGATAAGTTGTTCTCGTAACCATTTTTTAACTATCGTGTGCATCTATATCAATGTAAGCACCATTAAGTGCGGTATTAAAAGGTGCAGACCAAGTTAATTCAAACACTCTATCTCTTGCTAATCCTAATCGATTCCATTGCGCTTGCGTCTTAAATTGGCCTCCTTTTCCTAATGATTGTTCAATAGGCTCTCCGAACGTGATACCACCATCATCGGACCAGCGCAAGAAAATAGGAAAATCAATCAAAGGATCGGGAGGCGTTGCTGTCCCTACCTGCATTGCTGCGGTAAATTGTTTATAGGTTACACGATTACCATCATCAATCATATGGGAAAATGTACGCAAACGATAAATAGCATTACCGTTATCTGTATAAACATCGCCTCGCAATTGATATATTTTGCCGTTATTGAAATCACCGACAAGAACCTTACCAAATGCAAACATGAAGCAATTGGCACGCGGCCGATCTAAATCTCCATTCGCGTCTAATACTCCCCATTCAGACCATTGCTTAGTCGTTAAATCGTATAACCAACCTACATTTTGCGTCGGAAATATCAGCGCATAAAACGCATGATCTTCAATTTGAAAACAACCACCTATTGCATCAGCAATAGTTGTATAACTTTGGAACTGCGATACAAGATAAGGTGTAGATATCTCGCTTACATCATATCCAGTCCCTTGAAATACAATGCCAAAACCTTGCCGATCTTGTCCTAACCAAAATGCGACAACATCCATATTAGCTGCTGAATAAGCAGCCCCACTACCATGATCGATGTAGGCACCTTGCACTTGCTGAAAGAAGAAATCGGCTGCACCTGTACCAATCCAAATTTCAGTTGTTAGTGCTCCAATGAGCCAAAGATTTTGATGGAGTAAAATAATGGATACGATGGGATCGGCTGAACCACTCTTAGCGGCAATATCCAAGGGATCAAACGAGATTCCTGCTGTGAGTAAGCTGAAATTAACGAGTGAAAGGGAGATATAGAATTGATTAGTCCCAGACCGATTAAATACGAAAAATGTGTCAAGAAATACGACAAAATCCGCTCCTAAAAAGCTTGGATCGATAATAGGGCCGAACAGATTTGTATTAATATCGATTGCATATCCAGTAGTTCCGCCATCGACAACGACAACTGCTAAACCATTATCAGCCATATAAACCTGAGTTGGCTTATCAGCTATACTACCTACATATGTAAGTCCACCATTCGAGCTAAGAAAATATATGGTAGGACCGACTACAATATAAGCTGTACCAATGCTGGTACGATAAACGCAACGTACTGTACCATTGGCACCAGGAGCAACAATAGCTGCTGTGAATTGAATAGAACCAGGAGTTAGATATTGAGTAAATTCAAAAGGTGATTGTTTCGATGCGTCGTTAGATTCGGCATAGAGGTTCACGGCCCGTTGCGCACTGGCAATCGGGCTTCGGCCTTGATACGGATTTCCGACTAAAGGAACTTTCAATTAATATCCGTCAGGATTCCAAAGTGAAAACGCCTTACCATTCCTCAATCCGCTAGGCATAATTAATTCAGGAATTTGAGCATTAGCAACTCGAATTGTGGATAATGCTGCTTTACCTAATGCAATAGTGGATCGTTTAGGTTCTAGGCCATAAGCCGAACAAAATCGCAATGCTAAATTGAAATGAATGGCTTCTGCATATTCATCAGGTAAATTAAATACACTGTCAACATTATTCGGCCAATCAAGATCAGATTTAACAATCAAATGAATTTCATAAAATGCCGATGGAATTGGCCAGATAAACACATTACCTAATCCGGCATTATTTTGATTATCGTAAAAGAAATATTCAGGCTGTGTATTAAGTTGTTTAACTGTTATTCGCGCGTAGTCTTCATAAGACATAACTGGTGCAAGAGGTAAACTGATTGGTGTCTGTCCGGTATTTAATTGAAAGAAATAGCCTGCATTAATTCGATCAGGTTTTTGACTTACATCAAAATAACCACCAGGACCGATTGTATTTGAAATTTGATCATTACCGGGAGAACTAATATCTTGCAAAGAAGGAACAACCCATCGCCTTAATTGCCATTGATTCATCATGCGTTGAAGATATGTAAAACCGTCATTAATATCTTCAGCAAGCAAACTTTGACCGACACCTAGAACACCTGCTTCTTTCATTGCCAAAGTTATGATATCTCTAGCTGTTGTCGGCGCAAGAATTGTCACTTGGCGAGTGCCTTTTCTTCATCTTCATTTTTAACTAAAACAGACTCACCATTTACTTCTACCCACATAGGGTATTTGGTATGACCATAAGCATCGATGATATTAGGGTCTTTACCAAACATAGGATGAGGATGTGCAGGCGTGTAAGTTACAATTTCAGGATGATACGGTTCCTGTTTTTCAGCTAAAAGCCTACCTCCACCAGGAGAGATAGGCTTAAAAGGTTTAACCGGCATATTGGCAGGCATTTATTCATCCCAAGTATTTTTAGAAACCTTTTTATTAATCGGCGGTGGATGCTTCGGAGGATCAAAAACTAATTTTTGCTGTGCAGCTTCCAAATCTGACATTAATTCTTTTTCGTGCTTCGCATCGTTAGCAAGAACTGCATCATTATTTGTACCATTCGGATAAACCCATTTAGGATAATGAGTATGTCCAAACTCATTCATAATGTTGGGGTCTTTGCCATATAGAGGATGCGGATTGCTTAAGCTATATGGCACAACGGGTTCATTAATATAGCGCTTACGTGCTTCTGCTTCATCCATTTGTCACCTATTTGTTTTAAAGAAGTTAGAGGGGCATTAAAGCCCCTCTTTATAATAATTAAACCTTATCACAAACTACGCAACACCATTCTGGCCTAATATAGAGGAACCCAAATAATACGTCAATACGAGTAGCCAACTGGTCACTAAACGGTAGATAATCGGTCAACACACGCATTGAAATGCCATCATACATGGCGCGAGCGGCTTCTTCAACCGCTTTCTTTGGCATGACAAGATCAGCCGTCGCAAGAGTAATGGCTTTCTGAGTGTAAGCAATGCTCTTGCGATAAGCGCCACCAGCAGGCGTTGTAAGTGCCGTTGTAGCGCCATTTGCAGGAGACACGTCTACAGTCTGATACTGAACATCATTTCCGCCAGAAGCCGGAACGAGACCAGGATAAATCGGAATGCTTGTTGCACCGGCCGCAACATCAGCCGTCACAACAAACTGTGCCAAAGTTCCGTTAGATTGCTTCGTTGTACGGTTAACAGAATTGACACCAGAGAAGGTAATAATGTCACCCTTTTTCAATGTGCCAGTTGTCGCATTAACCGTAATTGTGCCGCCTTGCGGCCCCGTTGTCTGATTGCCACCATTCACAGTACCAGCGGTGAATGTACCAGTAGTGTGCTTAATAACAGTTTGATCACGGAACCATTTTTCATATCCAAGCCCCGATTTCATCATACCAGAACGAAACTGAGCACTGATTTCGGGAGTAGGATTAAACAATCCCTGCAAGCTTGAAGTCGTGCGAGCATCAGTAACAGGATCGTTAACGACACGACGCGACATCATATCAGAACCAAACAAATCAAGAATGGCATTGGCTTGAAGAAAAGTATCGGCTGTCGGAGAAATAATGTTTCCAGCACCATCGACATTGGAAACAAGATTGCAAACACCACCTTCTGAACCAAGCATAACAGTAGAAGCAACCTTGCCAGCAAGGTTGTTAATCATCGGAGAAAGAACGATTTCTGAATAATCGTCAATACTCATAGTACGTTCGGCAGTTGTGAAAGGAACTGCGACGTTCTTTTGCGAACTAACGCTAAGAGTCGTGTACTGTTCGTTAGTAGCCTGCAACTGCATTGCAGGACCATCTGTAACGATATAATCATTAGGCAAACGAATACGCAAAGTAGAGCCAATTTTAGCCCCATCAACGGCAAAAGCGCCGTCATATTGCGTGTCCATATTCATAATAAAGAGATTCGAATTTTTGAAAAGTCGAACCGCTTCGCGAGTAATCATATCAATTGTTAAAAGACTGTTACCAGCCATAATGGCTTAATCCTATTAATGTAGACGCAGCTATGGCGTCAAAAGGTTAAAATAATTTTTGTGAATATCCGGGTCGCTAGTGCCGGTTAAGCGTCGGGTCTATGTTTAGCGAGCGGAGCACGGACGCTCGGTAACGAAAACTTTCAGGAAGTTTTAAGCCTTTCCCGCGGCCTAGCTTTCACGCATACGCTAAAATTTTTATCCCGTCAACTTCTTATTTCTAGCGACAAGGACTGCAATTCTATGCAGAAGATGCTTTTTAGTTCTTTCCAATTTTTCTTCAGCTTTTTGTTCGCTTACTTTTATTTTATTCTCTAATTGTAAAACTAATGCTTTTAAACTTTTATTCTCTATATCTAAAAGATTAAATCTTACTTGTCTAAAATAATACCATTCTTTCTTGTTCTCAATTGCATCAGAAATAGTCATTAATAATTCAGGCTTAGGTTCAAACCACTCGCCACGGATCGAATACCTTTCTAATTCCTTATGAAGAAATTTTTCATCAGAAATTGTTCCAGGTATAGTCCCTAACAAATATAATTGCTCATGATGCCCAACTTGTAATTGAGACATTCTGACTTCTGCTGATGCGGCAGTATAACCTATTTTAATTGGACCTTCTAATCCTTTTCTCATGAAGTAGATGGTCATTTTCAAATCCATTCATAAAAACGTTGAAATCAATATACCCACAATATGTGGGCAACGTCAATAAAAGAAAATGGCCCCGAAGGGCCATTGCAGCTTTACCTCATTCCCGCTCGCTTCATTGCCATTTTTTCAGCGACTTGAAGATTTCTTTTTCTAATCCAATCTTCCATAGGCTCTTTATCACTTAAATTAATAGTTGTTTTAGCTGCACCATTCACAGGTTCATTCGGTGGTGGAACTTTACTAATAGACTTAGGTTTAGGTTTAGTTTCTGCTGCTAGCTTCGATCCAAGTTTAGCAATAGCTGTTGCCATCTTAACTGGATTAAGTGTATAAATATCCTCATAAACATCTTGATTATCAGCAAAATGCTTTAAGACTTGCGCACCATTCTCAATATCGTCAAGAATGCCGATCATATAACCTGGAAGTGGTGCAACATCTTCGCTTAAAGCTTGTATTTTCTTATCAAAGTCTTTATCCAGTTTCTTTGCACCATCTGCAAGTCGATTACACGCATTTGTAAATTCACGTTCATTAATTTTTTCATCAGCAATACGCTTGGCTTCAGCCTCGATATCTTCTTTAGTAAATTTTGCACCATCTTCAGCCGACTTCGCAGCAAGTTGCTTTTTTAATTCTGCATTTTCAGCTTCAAGCACTTTGCGCTTGGCAACTTCTTTATCAATGCGCTTTTGAATGCGAGCCTTTTCAGCAGCCGTCTTTGCTTCCTGCTTTTCAGCTTCTAACTGTTCTTCAGTCTTTTCACTAGCTTCTACTTCTTTTTCTTTTTCTTCAATTGTTTCTTCAGATTCAACTTCGCCGTCGTCATCAACCTTTTCAACTTCGGTTTCTTTTTCATCTTCTTTTCCTTCTTCCTCTGTAGCCTTAGATGTAATAACTTCAATACGTTCGCGTTCAGCCTTAATCGCATCGGTCTTTAATTCTTCTTTTGTTTTCTCATTCATGACTTAAATCCTAAACAGTTGATATTTATTACCACTAATTATTACATTTATAACAAATATTTTGATAAGATTATCGAACTCATTTTTTGTTATTTCTTGCTCCAATCCTTCAGGTTCTATACGAAATTCAGAATTTGGCAATTCCATAACATATTTATCATTCATTTTAAATATCATTTTACTAATTCCCAATCAGTAGCAAGCAAATCTGTTTGCGAGCACAACCACGGAACTAAATCTTTTGTTGCTGTAAACATATAAACATATGGTAACGTCATTTTAGAATGTGCATCTGGTACTTGTAACATTAAATACATATTCTTACCATTCCATCCAGAACGGCAAACTTTTTCACCATTTCGCATTTGTTTAATAGCCCAACCAATTTCATTCATTTTACACCAGTCCGTTTCTTGACTTCATTTTCCAAATTATCAAGAGTTTCCTTAAAGAATGGATTCATTGGTGGTAACTCTTTATCAGCAAATATTTTATTAATTCTATGCCCTTGTATTGCAGCGTTCTTATTCATTAATTCACGACGTTCGTTATAGCGTTGTAAGCTATTGCGCATAGATGCTGCCGCAGTAAATACTTCAGTATCAGTCATTCCATCAATAGGCTTACCTAAATACATCGCAGGCATTATTTGCTAACTTTCTTCAAACATTCAACTTCCTGTTTCGCTAATGCTTTAACATGCTCCATTAGCTTAGGATCGTTGCGATGCATATCAGCACGTTTAATATCATCTAATGCTGATTTAGCTCGCCATTTCATATCATCATCACGATCTCTATCCTTCATGACCGGATTAATACTTGCTACAGGTAATTTATTCTTGCCAACTGTTCCACGTTTGCCCACAGTTAATCTCCTATTTCTTCAAATGCATATTTAATCATCATTTTAGCCCCATTGAGTTCTGCAATTGCAGTGCCGTTGTATCCTTTGTCAATGCTGTCGATAGCAGCCACAATTTGAATTTCAATATCCTCAATAATAATTCGGATTTTAGATTTATTATCGTTCATTAATGCTCCGCTGTCGAAGGTGTTTCAATATTCTCTAATTCAATCAATTCTGGATCATTCACACGTTCAAGGATTGCTTCATGTATCTCTTGCTTACACAAATCATTAATATCAGGACGACTTAACAATGAGGTTAAATGCTCGATAGCATGAGGAATGAACTTTTGAAAGTTGGCTCTTGCCCATGCCTTCATTGTCTTTTGTTTCTTGCTTGGCAGCAGTCCAGAAGATAAGCAACTTTCATACCAAACGTAAGCCATTTCAAGCGCAGTATGTTCGATCACGACGCTCTTTGGTCGCGTATTTAAATTGTGCTTGCGACGTTCACTTATTGTTTTGATTGTCATTTCTTATCTTCCATTGGATTACCTGCCACCGGACTGAACATAAATCCTCCTGAGAAAAGAGGAAAACCTTTTTTCATAGCTACGTCTTTGAGAGATTGAGGAATGTCAATGTAATGAACTTTTTGAGTTTTCTTAAAACCAGGAGGTTCAATTGTAGGGTTAGGTTTCTCAATTTCGGCCGTCTTCACCTTAACCCCATGCTCTTTACCAATCTTCTCAATAGCATTAGGTATCATCTTATCATAGAAACCTTTCATACCTTCGCCACCGACTTTAAGATCAAGTCCAGTCATTTCACGATATATTTTCTTTGGTTCATTATTACCAGCAGTATTAATTTCTTTTCCTTCATTATTATGCATTTTCTCAGCCATTTCTTTGCCAATAAAATCCGGTAATTTATCGCCGGAAACTAGTTGTTTTTCATATTGACTAGAACCTTTTGGCTTAATACTTACATCGAAATTTCCATCATCGCGCTTACGATATAAGATACTATCAACTTGTTTACTTAAATCATATCGTGCTGCCTGTGCCTCCCCAGGTGTCCAACTAATACGATCATATCCCTTCTCAGCAGCTTCTCTAATCATTCGTTTTAATGCTAATTCGTGCCAAGTTTTTTTGAAGGGTGCATCTGGTACGCCAGCACCACTATGTCTTGCAGCCATTCCAATTGCTTCTTGTTCTGTTTCTCCCGTTCCTCTTGCATGACCTTCGGTATCTCTAACAACAAAAGGTGGATCAACTCCACGCGTTACTTTCATACCTTCTGGCAAAGTATATGCATCAGATTGATAACCTTGCTGTCGTCCCGCCTGATGCCAATCACTTTGTATTTCTTCTAAATGTAATGATTTTTTACCTTCAATAGTCCTATCATTCATGCGAACATGAGCTAAGACGTTAGGCTCGTCCCAATGAGAAGAACGATAATTTTTAGTATCATCACCACCTTTATTCATTAACTTATTAATCTTATTACTTTCTGCCTCTGTTAAAGGCATTTGCCCCCAGGGTTTATCACCATATTTAGATTTCAAACCTTGTAAAAATGAATCGTATTGTTGCATACCGGAAGGCAACGTCAATAACATTTCCCTATAATTTACGCCACCGGGAAGTTGATATTGAGAGAATTTAGTTGTAGCATTATTATTTAATTTTTCCGCTCTATCTAATAAATTATTTAATTCTATCTTTTCTGCTTCAGAAGGATTTCTCAAACCTTCTAATTGATTTAATCTGTCATTTTCTTCTTTAGACCATGTGTTTCCTTTATTAACTTCCTTCAACTCCACCTTATTCGCATTCACAAAATCTTGCACTTCCTGCTTCGTAACAGGCTCTTTACCCTTACTAGCTAAATGCTCTTTCAATCCTAGCCAATCCATTTCTTCAGGCTTGACACCTTTGGCATTATTCAAAGTACCTAGCCATTGATCGGCAGGCATCTTATTTGATTTGACATTATTAACTGCATTCTCAACTGCTGAATAAAATGTTGAAGCCATAGCCATTCCAGGTTTAGACGTATCGCTAAACACCATTCCACTTCGCATTGCCTGCCTTGGATTAAGATCAGGACTATCTATGTTCTGCCAATCGGGATGTGACCGAGGGAAAAATTCTTTATTCTTAGGATCGTAAAACCCCATTTCATTTTTAGGTAACATTTCATTATACAACTCTAATGTACTTACATTCGGATCACCACCTTGCTTTTGCCATAGCCTATCAAGAATAGTCGCGTGTTCATCGCCTCGCTTAGTCGTGCTAATCTTACCAGTTTCAAGATTGCGAACTGCTGGCAACACACGATCAAAAGCTTCAGGCTTAGGAACACCATTGGGAAGAAATCGATTTTTAAATGCATCGCTGACAGTAGTTGATGCTATAGGACCACTGCCCACAATAGCGCCCGGCTCTCTTTCAATCAAACCACCAGGACCACCTAACGACGCTACATCCTGTGAACGTCTGATAGCTTCATCTGTAGGCATACCTGTTTCAGGATCAGTCACAGGAAATTCGCCTCTAAAAGCCCCTTGTGGACTGGTAGCACCTCTTTGAGCTATACCAATAAACTTGTTCGCAATCAATGGCAAGTTGCTTCGATATGGGAACTTATCATCCGTTACATCATTGACATGCTTATAGGGTGCTCGCAATCGCTGCGCAGCACGTTCGAAAGGATCACCTTCAACAGGCGTTAACTTAAATGGTTCAACTTTGCGCGGCTCGCTTTCGATTAGCGAGCTATTAGGCGTATAATTGAAACGTGGTGTCTCAACAGGTAGCGAACCCCAGCGATCATAGAAAGTTGGGAAATCATATAGCGGATTGGACGTTTTATCTTCAGTTAGTTTATCCGCCATTTATATTATAATCCTTTGGTAGCCTAATTCGTAACCGCTCCCCTATTTTTACATTTGATTCTGCAAATTGATTATGATATTGACCATTGATAATTTTT